CCTTAGAGGGTAAACCCTGGAAAAAATGAGGCCGCTACCCTTACACCTTCTTGATATGAAATTAGCTAGACAGGCGGCAGATTTCTTTATTGAGTGGTCAAAAAAAACACAGGAGACGGATAACCCTCATACGAGAGCTGTCCCCTGGAAAAATGAATACGATCGTAAGTATGAGATGCAGATGGCTTACGGTGCTGAGATAGCTGTAGCTAGGTTATTAGGGATGGACTGGAACGGCCTCAACACCTTTAAGGATAAAGCTGACGTAGGCGATAATATTGAGGTGCGCTGGTCGCGCTCTAATAATCTAATACTGCGTAATTATGATCGTGATGGCGATGTAGCTTTTTTAGTGCAAGGCTCATCACTTAGTACCCTATTTTTAGTAGGTTACTACCCTGTCTATTTAGGCCGTATAGACGAGTATAAGCTGGTAGATGAGGACACCTGGTTTGTACCTAAGGATAGGCTATACGATTATATGCCTCTGAGGTACACCGTAATCGTGTGTAGGAGATTTAGCCTTATATCTCCAGTTACTTTCTTTAGTCCAAAGCTTATCTAAGCATCTCATCTGTTTACTATCGTTAATTATTAAAGCTGCAAACGCTTTATATTCATAGTGTTTTATACTGTTTTTATCTACTGCTATGGCTGGTGTTATTGTTATTGCAGTAGCTATACATAGCACTCCCGATAGCACCAAACATCGCCTGCGAGCTACCCGCCCTAGCGGCTCGCCTGCGAGTGTGGAGCGTACCAGCCTAGTCAAATATCGTTTCATAGGTTGTTCAGCATTAAGCATTTTTACCCCAACCAGTACCCCTAAATACAGCCGGAGTTGCATCCCATACCCTCTTTGTAGGGATCTCACAGCCCTTACATTTAGGAGCTTTTGGTACGGGCTCCTCGATAGGTTTGCTCAATACTTGTATATTGCTGCATACCTCGCATCTAAACTCATAACTAGGCATCTTTAATACTCTCCTCAGCATCTAACAGCTGTACGCCTAGCACCCCACACCCGAGGCACTCAACTACAAGTACGCCGGGCGGTAGGTTGCCAAACTCGGTTATATTCTTATGATCGTGCACGGCCTTACATATCCTGCAGCTAAAGCGTAGAGTCACCGTATTCGCTCCTTTTAAGGTATTTCATCTCAAACAGGTTAGCTTGAGGTACCCAGTAGTTGTTATCCCACGCCACCCGATACCTCGGCTGCATAGCCATAGCTACAGGCATCCAGCCCACAAGGTAATACACCGGTGACTTACCAATTACGAGTATTGCTATGTCTCGCATACGCTCGGCAGGTCTAGGCCTATCCTGAATTATTAAATGGCCGTTTGCGTGGTGTGTGTGTTTGACCTCGATATTTCCACCTACATCTGCGCCATCGTGGAAATCGTCAAAGCGTGGCACGTATGAGTAATCGTTAAAGTGAATAGCTACAGCTATCTGAGCTCCCATAGCCTCAGCCTTTTCCGTAACCATTTCGTGATAATTAAGGGCTCGGTTATATTGTCCCCGCTGCGTTGTAGGATGAGAGTTTTTAACTTGCATCCACTTAAACCCAACATCGTGAGCTAAGCGCTCTTGGTCGTGATCTAGTACTACACGATCTAACCCCGGCACAATTCGCATAGCCATATAACCGCCTCACCACCTACTACGGTGATAGTTAGGCCCCCTTGTTTGGACCTATAGTCCCCACAATTATCGCACTTATCCACAATTTCGCGGGTAATGCTGCCGTCTCTGTGGATAGTTGTAGCTACGCCGTTTTTAATCATCTGCATTTCGCCCATTACATCCACACAGCCTTACACTGGTCTGTTTTCACCTTTGACGGGCAAGTCCAGCCTTTGTAGGCATTTCCCGTTTTCGAGCTCTTGCCCTCTTTATAAATCATACGTCCGTGGTTACAAATAGGAGATGACTCTATAACCTCTGCTCCGAGTTGGTCCGCCACGGTCTCAACCGTTGCAGCTAGTGGTACCGCAGTACCCTCGGGCTCTTTACCGATACTCCAATAGTCCGGTGTGCTCACAGGCTGCTCGACTCGTGCCATATCTTGCGAGGTACTACGCGCCTTGTGCTCGAGGCTCGGGGTTAGTAGGCCTATGCACCTACCATAAGCGGACGTGATCGTATCCTCAACAAACCATTTTTTAAGATTAGCCGGGTAAGTTGCCACGTTGCCATAGGCATAGTCCACAGCGCTAGGCACTGCATCCTCATACTCACGGTAGGCCTCAGCTTTAATAAGTATCCAGCCCTCTTTAAGGTTTGCATCCTCGATATAAGCGATTAAGCGACCGCTCGGAAACTCTGATCTAAAGCGCTTAATACGGCTGTTTACATCCTCGTAGTTATCTAAAAACGTCATTGTGATACTCCAAACTTGAGTAGAGGCGACTCAGCTTTAATAGCCTGCTCCACCTGCTCGGATAAAGGGAAAACGGTGCCATCCGGCCAGTTACTTACGATTTCTCGGCACTCACCGCAGTAGCTCCGCACGGTGCCTTTAGCTTTAATCGTTACGCTTGTAATTGTTACTACAGCTTGACGGCGGGCCTTTTCGTGCCACTCCCACACGCCTTTGACGTGACGGCCACCCCAGCGGTCCTTGCAGTAATCACAAAATACGCCTGCCTTTGAGGTGCTAATCATTGTTGCACCGACTTAGCGCCACGGCGGTAGCCGAGCTGTGTGCCGATTTTCTTGCCCTCGTTAAAACCTTTTGCGTAGAAAATCACCGCGGTAATCGAGGCTACGATAAGCATATAAATTAACACTTGTATCTCTAAAACTGTACTCATTGTATTACGCCCTTTGTTAAGGCCGATACGATCTAAACCCTGAGAGCTTAGCCCGGCTCGGCAGTTAGTGGTACACCATAAGGGTAAAGGCACATACCGACAAGATGCGACTAAGACACGCTAGGAGGTTCGTCCTCTTTTTTAGGTTTGGACTTAAGCCCGTTACTAGCAAGTACGCCGCCGAGGGAGCCGGTGAGAAATACGGTTAAAGTTGTAAGCAAGTCTATAAAAGCCCGGTCGTTAGGAGCTTGAGCACTGACCGGCTGAGTTACAAAGATAAGCGCGTAGAGCATCCCAAAGACTGATAGGCCAAAAACTACGGCTAAGGTCACTCCAATAAACACAATAAGGCGGGCGTGTAGATCCTCAGGGCTTAAACGGCTCATAGATTTCCTCGGGTATGAGGTCTTTGGTACACGTACCCACAACTTCGCACCGTGGAGGTTGGCACTCGGGGTTACTCCAGTTTTCGTATTCTTGGCACTCATACCTTACCCATCCTTGATAACCGCACCCCGATAGGAGCAGACTCCCCAAAATCGCCCCTATCAGGGCTTTCATTAGTTAGCTCCTACGCCAAACTGCTTTTCGCTAGGTGCGAGAGCTTTAAGAATAGGACCCACTAAACCTGCGATAAACGCATTAGCCAGTGTTTTTGGATCAGTGATGCCTGAGAGGTAAAGCGCTCCCACGCAACTTACGGCAGCTCTGACGTATGAAAGTGCTGCAGCTTTGAGTTGTTCGCTCATTTTTGTACTCATCTCTGCCCTAATTAACTTGGTATAACACCGATACGGAAGTAGTGCCTGTAGCAACTACACCGTATAGCCCCTCGTGGTCTCCCACAGGGATAGTTATTTTATCCTTATGATCTACAAGATAGCCGTTACTTGTACTTACGTTTGAGCCACCAATATATAAAGCAGCTGTAGTAGCGTGTAATAGAGCTGTTTGATCTGCAATATCGGCTGGCACAATAACCGTAGGTGTCGTAGAAATAGTTACTTGTCTACTTGTTGGCATTACTTCAGTCCTAACTTTTTAATCAACTCCGCGGCTTTTGCCGGGCTAATTTCTACCTCAAAGTGCATTTCGTCCTTGCGGTTTACGTAATCGCCGCCCCACTTGAGGCCGTATTTTTTAGCGAGCGCTCGGATCATTGGTACCTTCTCAGGAGGAAAAGTACCGATTTTGCCGAGAGCGTGTTTAGTCGAGTTAAGGTCTATAGCTGTACCGGAGGAGTGGCAGCTCAGTTTGTCCTCGCTACCGCGTACCATCCTGTAGGCATAGCCCCAGTCATCTAAAGCCCCGCCCTCAACAGGCTCAATTAAAGTATTAAACTCAGCTGTAAAAGCTGCAAGTAATGGGCCGCAGCCCTCAGCGCATCGCAGTTTGAGGTTTGTGCCCTCGACTTTGTAGCTTGTAATGCGGATCTCGTCCGGGTCCTTTGAGGCAGGCCAGCCGTTATAGCTTGTCTGCATTAGCAATCATTTCATCATAGGTTGATTTAAGCATCGAAGTAAATTCTCCGTTGCCTCGGTCAATAATGGCGTGAGTTACTTTGCCAGCAATAGAGTCAATTTCAAT